TTCATGTTTTTGCCGACGTGCTCGCGCCTATTTCGGAGCGAAGATCGCAGGAGCGCCTCGACGAAGTGCACGTGGTTACTTATGTCTTCTATGTACTTGTCTTCTTCCTCCAACTTGACGCAAAACACTTGGTGGGGTTTCTTATCCAGGAAGGGTTCCACCGGGATCGTCTCGTGCGTGCCCCCGTCGACGTAGGTGTGCCCGTTGTACTTGCACGAACTGAACACGAGCGGGATAGCCATGGACATGCACACGGCGTCGAGTACCTTCATGTCCGGTGTGTTGAACTTTGAAAAGTACTCCGTGCGTCCCGTGTTGAGGCAGTAGGCGCTCACGTAAAGGGTCTTATCCAACTCTGCGAACGTGGGATCTGCGCCGCAAACTTCCCTGAGTTTCTTCCTGACCGGGTCCATGTCGACGAACCCGAATTCGTTGAGGAAACTCGAGATGTTCACCTGCATGAACTCGTCTATGCGGAGGTCCATGCTTATCTTGAATATCTCGTCCACACTCTTTCCGATGCAAAGCATGGAGGCGATGATCGCACCCGCGGACGCCCCGGAGTACTCCTCTACGTGTTCCAACCGGTCTTCGATCTTCTTAAGAAAGCCGATGTACGCGAAGATACCCATCGATGCTGGACCGATGGCGACATATTTCATTCTCCTACTTAGTAGTAAGATGGGAAAAGCCTCCTCAATGACGCGAACACCACGGCGTAGACCACGGCGTGCACGAGTGCGGATTGCGCACTCGTCTCCATGCTTCGGAAGACTCCACCCGGACCCGACGGCAGGGTCAAGAGGAGACCCGGGGACAGGAGGACGAACAGCGCCGCGGTCACGATGAGGTCGGTTCTCGTGAGGACGAGCTTCAACGCCTTGGCGATCAGGCTGTAGACGGTCATGAACACGAGGGCGTGGATGAAGATAGCGCTGGCGTTCGTCTTTCCGTTTGCGAACTTGACGCCCTTTCCGGTGACCGTAAGCAGAAGCCCCGGGGACAAAGCCAAAAAAAGCGATGCCGGTGTTGCAACCTTTGCACTGGTGATGTCAATCATCTTGTTTTACTTATCCACGAGATTTAAAATTTCCTTCCACCGGGTCTAGGAAATTAAAAAAGTTGTTGAACGGCATCTTCTTCAAAAACCCGTTCCTGTCGTGCTTCCGGAGCGTGTCGTAAATGTACTGGATGTCCGACTCCGAGCAGTAATCGACGTCGATGTCCTCTTCGTCCGGGTGTGAGTACGCCCCGGCGTAGCACAGATCGACGAAATCGCTGAAATCCTTCCGCGTGTCGACGAACATGTCATACATCAGTTCCTCGAGGGCTTCCCACATGTAGTATAAATCTTCTGAATATTCGTCCTGGAAATCGTGTACATTCAGAAGACTGGTTTCGGCGCCGTTCGGATCGTCGTCGTCGCTTGACACGGCGTCGAGTCCGGCGTGCGCCTCATAAACATATTGAGACCAAACCATGTTACCTTAATCTTGAGCTTTATCCTTAATACCTGTCATTGTTAAAGAGGTGCTTTCCTTGGTTTCCAACTGTTCCGCGATCACTGACAAGATGTCCTCCACTTTCTTCTCGTCGTTCTCAAAGTACGACATGAGCCCGGCGACGACGGTCTTCTTCGTCATCGTGCTCTTCCTGACGGATTTCTTCACCGAAATCTTCCCCTTCTTGAGGTTGATGGTGTCGATCCCGTTTTTCATCATCTGCCCCTTCACCTGTTCCTTGAGCGCCTTCTCCGCGCTCGTCAGAATTTTGATATCATTACGTGCCTCTGCGATCTGCTTGGTGATTTCGACAAGCCGATTGACAGCATCGGAGAGTTCGTTGTGCTGTTGTTCTGATGACATTTATATAGTTATTAATTATCCTAATCTTTAAACCAAGTCACGTTGCATGAGGTCCGGCACGATCGTGGAGTTGTTCCACACGTAGGACTCCTTCGGGTTCGGCGGATCAGCGCGGATTTGCTGGTTCGCGTTGCGCAAGGCGCCACCCGCGGTTTCCGGGAACCCGATTTGGGATCTCGGTTCCAAGAACGATTGGTTCTTGAGGATGTCTTGCGGCGCGAACTCACCGAAGTCTTCGTCCGCGGCGACTTCTCTGGGCAACAAGGCGGAAGCCAAACCGTTGCCAGCCTTGACGCTGCACGTCGGGACGGACGTCGCCGGGGACGGACCGGCTGACGGTCCGGCACCACCGACCGCGGCGTATTCGCGTTCGACGATGGAGTAGGTGGAGACATTGGGAGACATAACCAGGTAGATGAGAACGCCAACGGCGATCACCATCAAGACTTTCGTGGAAACACCCTTCATTATATACTATGTCAAGACATTTTTTCTACGCCTCTGCCTCGGGGTCCGCTGTGGATTCCGGCTCTGGGTCCGGAGACGCCTCGGGCTCGGGCTCGGGCTCGACCGCTGGGGTCGGCTCGACCGCCTCCGGTTCGTCGTCGTCCATGGCGTATTCTTCTGGGTATTCCGGTGGCGGCGGTGGCGGTGGTGTGTGAATCTTGGCTTGGACCAGGTTCCACACGCCCCCGAAGCTCTTCCGGGCGAACCAACACCCACCGAACTCGACGATGACGTTCAATTTCGTGCCCTCCTGGATCTCTCCAAAGGACGCGGGCTCGAGGTTGCCACTGAACACCCTCGTGTGGGGAATACGGTCGACCTCGAGGGCGTTCTCGACCGAGGAGGGGGTGTACGTGCTGGTGATCGTCGCTTGGGAGAGCGCCTTACCGAACCACGCATTGGAGTTTTCCTGCGCAGCCCGGAGGGTTACCTCATCAACGTCGGCGATTTTTTTTGCGTTCACCGGACCGTGTTTCCCTGAGAGGTCCAAGGTCACCGTTCCGTTCACACTCGACGTCACCGTGACGTGGTTGAGCTGGATGAACACCTTCTTCCCGTCGTCCTTCTGGGCGCGGACGTATCGCATCCCGTCCTCATCGCTCTTTCCGAGTTCGCTGGCAAAAGTAATCATCTTGTCTTGTACTGAGTAGACGCGGCTTCTCTTTAACTTTTATATTTGCCTAATGTAGTATGAACACTTGCGAGGGATGCCGGTGCTACGCCCGGTCGGACTCGACCCGACCGAAGGAGTACCAGTTCTGTGGGAAACAAATCGGCGCCGAGATCCATCGGTGTCCTGAGCGCTGCTGTCCAGGCGGATGCCCCGGTGACCACCCGAAGCACCCTTACCGCGTCGTGGATGTGAAGGAGATCCGGGGCGACGACCCGTTCCCGTACCTGAAAATTGTGTTGATTTTGTTGGTGGTAATAAGCACGATGTTCATGGCTTAAAGAGTCTCGTAGAAAGAAAGGTATAAGATGTCTACCGAAGAAGAGTTCAACTTGCAACAAGAAATCACCTCCCTCCGCTCGGAGGTGAAGGCGCTCATGAAGCTTTGCCGTCGCATCAAGGCGAAGCAGGACGACCCGGACGGTAGCAAGGCGAAGGAGCGCGCGAAGAACAACGGGTTCAACCGCAAGCAGCAAGTCACCGACAAGCTCCGCGCTTTCATCGGCATTCCGGAAGGCGAGTTGGTTTCGCGCTCTGAGGTCACCAAGAAGATCAACGAGTACATCACCACCAAGGGCTTGAAGCACCCGGAAAACGGTCGCCAAATCATCTTGGACGAGAAGTTGAAGGAACTCCTCTCCCCACCGGAGGACACGGTCGTCACCTTCCTCAACCTTCAAAAGTTTTTGTCTCCGCACTACATCAAACCGGTAGAGACGACGACGGCTTAAAAAAATAAATTGTAAAAAGAATATATTATGAATGTTCTGACTAAAACCATTGTCGAAAACATCCTTGGTACAAAAATCAATGATTTGAGTTTGTACCAAAGAGCGTTCACCCACAAAAGCAAAGTCAAGGAGGACCCGTCCCAGAAGTCGTTCGAGACCCTCGAGTTCATCGGCGACAGCGTGCTCGGGTTCATAGTCACCAAATTTTTGTTCGACAGGTTCGAGGACCGACAGGAGGGGTTCCTGACCAAGGCGCGCACGAAGCTCGTCCGGCACGAGACCCTCTCCCAGATTGCGAAGAAACTCGGTTTGTGGATGTACGTGCAGATGGACACCAAGGGCATGCAGAACGGCTGGTACACCAATCCCAAAATCTTGGAGGACGTCTTCGAAGCCCTCGTGGGCGCGGTGTACATGGACCTCGGGCTCCTCCACGCGAAAGAATTCGTCCTCCGGATATACAACGACCCGAGCATGGTTGACCTGAACATCATCAACGTGGACGACAACTGGAAGGATCACCTCATGCGGTACTGTCAGACCAACAGCCTCGAGCTTCCGGACTACAGGGTGAAGGCGCACGTCGACGGGGTGTTTTACGTCGAGGCGTACGTGCAGAACGCGTACGTCGGGGAGGGACACGCGAAGAACAAGAAACAGGCGGAGCAAAACGCGGCTAAAGCTTTCTTCTACCCACCCCACTTAAGGGTAACGGGCGATCACTTAGTACAATGCACCCGAACGTGAAGAGGCTCATCGAGCGGGAGTATGCCGCCCAGAAATCAGAGGAATGGCTCCGCCTGAGAGGGAACATGCTTACTGCCTCGGATGCCGCCACCGCCATCGGATGCAATAAGTACGAGACCCCACACCAACTCCTCCTGAAAAAGTGTGGAAAAGGTGAAAAATTCATGGGAAACGAGGCGACGAGGCACGGAGAGAAATACGAAGACGAGGCGAGGATCCTTTTCGAGGAAAGGTACAACGAGGTCGTCCACGAGATCGGGTTGTGCCCACACCCGGACCACGACTGGCTCGGGGGGTCTCCGGACGGTATCACGGAGACCAACTGTCTCGTGGAGATCAAGTGTCCGATGCG